GTGCGTACATATGGCAATAGATATCCCTAACCTCCATGCGCTGATCCTCAGTCATTTGGCCTGGCTTTAGACCATAAATATCTTCGTAGTATGTGCGTAATAACGGCCCGTCCATCAATTGTTCATGCGCTGAATGCTCTGGCTGCCCCTCTGGGCCATTGTATCCAACCAAGAACGCAGGGTTATAGCCAGGGTTGCCCAGAACCGTTCGATCATTGGGGTTACTAAAGCGAGCAGCATGTTGCAGCATATAAATGTCATAACGCTGAACGTCAGGAGCATCCAACATCGCTTTGAAATCCCTGAATCTTCCTGCTTGGCCCGCTGCTGCCAATGCCCTCCTTACATGCCCATTGGGGCTGAATATATCCATTGCGGCCTGCATCTCATCTGGATCATATCTTTCGCCATCTCCCAGCTTTGAGCCAATCCAATTGAGAATGTTGGCATTGTGTACCTCGGGCTTGTAGAGAATCCAACCCGCCAAGACGTTCAATATAATGGGTTCCCTGTTGCTCAAAACTGCACTGTTCCACTCTTGGTTCAATCGGGCATCAGTTGGCTCCAAGTCAGACTGTCCCAGATCGGCAAATTGGCCGCGCCTCACCATTTGAGCAGTCCTTGACTGGTTGTGGGCAAGCCTTCGGGGTACAGCCAGTTCTTCGTATCTTTGATCTGCCTTTGTTCTTAGTGCCTTCCACTCCGGTCCAATCAAGCCCTTGTATTTTGGGGATGTGAGTACGCCATAAGGATCTGGATGCTTCCCACCCCTTATGGCATCAAGTGTTGAAGATGCGGCCAGCACATTATGATCCTCAGAAAGCACATCTATAAGTCGATCCAAGAACACCCGCTCCAGTTCCCTTTTTGGCTCTTTTCCCAACCTTACCATCTCATCGAAAGCGTCTTTGCCAAAGTAATCTTCAGCATCAACCGTATTTTGGAGTATGAAGATCGCCTTAATTACTTCCTCCTGGGACGTTACCCTGGCTGTGAGTGGGTTGTTTTCCTGCTCCTCTATACGGGAAATGTCGGCGGCATACGACATGGCGTTCATAACCGCTTTGGTGATCCCTTTATCTGAGGCATCGTGTTCGGCATCCTCCTTGGCTATATGGGCAGCTTCGACAATCACCGACAGGCGGCCATCAGTCAGATTGTTTTCATAGAAATCCCACCGCTCTGCCTCGGGAGTACCGGGTGCTGCGTCTTTTCCCTCTTCCAGCTCCAACAACGCCTCAAAGTTATCCAGGTTGTGTATGACCCAGTGATTTGCAAAGTGTTTAGCGGCGGTGGCTAAGATGCCATCTATTTCAGCACGACCGAGTTGTGGGCCAAGAGTATTCAGGGCCGCCTCATACGCTTTGTATGCTGACTGCCCGTCCTTGCCATCGTTCCTGATATCCCCAGATTCAGAGTCGCTTTTTCGCTGTAGCGTGACGGTTACGTCTCTTATGGTGAGTTCTGGAACATCTTGCGACACCTTATCTCGCTCTACAACTAATCGCCTCATGCCAGCGATAAACAGTGCCTCCCGTTGTTCCGGCGATGTCCCTGGTTTGTTTGCCATGTATACAGACAGGTTATTTTTGAGGAGGGCTTCTGCGGCGCTGTCGTAATAAGACAATATCTCATCGAATGGCTCACCCCTTGCGTCTAATCCTATGTCTTGGAAATCCCGCTGTATTGCCATCTCGAACAGTATTACATCTCTTTTGCTACGGAGTTCCTTGGCCTCTGCATCTCTCCTGGCTTCAAGATCAGCGATTCTGAGGATTGCGTTGCCCACCCCTTCCAGGCTGCCGACAGATGGGGTTGGGAATATCCCCGGCACGTTGATGCGCGCACCGCCACGGGCAAGGCTCTGTGCTTGTGCCATTTCTTGTTCTGCGGATGGTCCGCTGTTGAATGCCATGTCAAATATCCATCATGTGAGCAGTGATTGGCTAAAGTCCTTGAAGCTAGGTGTCCGGGTCAACCCCACGAAATGACCTGCCGCTCGCGCGTATGAGTCCGAAGCCGCGAATTCTCCCCGCATCCTCGCCTGGCGCGCATCCAGTTGCGCCTGATACTGCATTCTTGCTATTTTCAGCTTTCCCTCAAACAAGAACGTTTCGATAGCCATTATATCTCGGTCATGTCCAGCCATGTATTCGTCCATTACCGATCCGGTAAAGTTGAGTCCCGCCCCGGTAGAGCGCGTTTCGTACTGCTCTCTCTTTATGTAAAAGGCCCGCCTGAGGTGTCCCTCTGCGAGTAGCTGGGTGGCCTTCTCGTTTTCTATGTCCCACGCAGCGGCGGTGAGGATATCTGCGGCATTGACCCTGCCCGCTTTTTTCTCTGCCTGGCCGGTGAATATACCGGCAAACATATTCGCCATATATCCGGTTGCTGGATTCGATAGCAATGAGGTCAACGACATCACACGCCCCCAATATCAACTTCGGAGTGTATGGCAAGGATGGTCATGGGCTGCGGCCCGCTGTGCTGGATCGTTACCTGTGCATCCCTATTGCTGCTGATGGTTACACCGACATCCTTCATGCCTGTAAATAGATCGGGGGGCATATTCATATCATCGGACGGAACGCGGTAATCAATCTCGTCTATTCTGTCGCCAAAGCCCGCCTTGCCCCCAATAGACCTGAACAAACGTATGAGCGTCTTGTAGGCGCGTACCTTGTATCCACGGGTATCCCCTGAGCGTGACGAGAAGATGAGGGGCATCGTCTTGATCTCGCTCGTATATGGGAGTCCAACGTGGACTATAGATGATGCGCTCAAGAGCGTGATAGTACCGTCACTGGCTACTGTGTATGTCCCAAGATCAGCCCCATCCCCACATGCACCAACCGTTTCACCGACAAGGTGTGTGAGGCCAGTGATGGCCGTTACTCTCTTGCCGACCTTCCCGCCCCCAGTGAATGCGTTGAATGACCGCCCATCCTCAACGGATTGTGCCGTGCCAGCAATTTCCCCACCAGTGAAATTAGTCCTGGTCATACCAGCAGTTCCACTGTCCGTTAGAGTAATTGTGGTATTTCCATCAGCACCCGCTGTAGCTTGGGTTATGGTTACAACTGCCCCATCTGACGTAGCGGTGAATCTAGTTCCCGATGGACCGGATGAAGTATTGATGACATTCATCAGGTTGGTGGCCGTTTGGGTATTTGACGTTGTGGATTCCCATGTTCCTGCCACTGAACTCTGATCGCCATTGGTGAAGTCATAGTTGTTACCATCAGTAGCAATTAGGTTTACCTTGTCACCTGTGTTGAGTTCGGCGAAGGCTGTAATTGTTATTGTTGCCGTCGCCGGTGTGCCTGCGACGAACACGGTATACCCACTGCTATCTATGTTGTCGAGCGAGAAGGTATCTGTATCAACCCTGGTGATGGTAAAGAACTCACCGTTCACTTGGGTCATGTCTGACACGCCAGTAATGAACACCTTATCCCCGGTGACAAACCCGTGGCCTATTGCTGTGACCACGGCAGGGTTCGCCCGTGTTATGGCAGAGATTGGGAAGGCGGCAGTCTTGCCCAGGCCCATCGCTTCCCCGGACGCATCCATAACGTAATACACGTTGTCGTTGAGTTCCGTCATGCCCTCCACATAACGGATCAGGACGGTATCCCCCGTAGAAGCACCATGATCGCCAAAGGTCGTAACGGTGACTGGCATCGTCTGGTTCACTGCGGCTATGGATTTGCGGTTATCCAAGGTGAGTGCGGCATCCAAATAGAAGGCATCCTCGATATTGTCTGTAGTCCGAAATGGCTCCTTCATTATCTCAACGCTTCTTGAGATGACACCGTTGACCAGCCGCTTCGCAACCACCCACAGTTGATCCTCGTTCTCTTCGCGTATGACACCAATGGATTCAGCTACCGTCTGGTCGCCATACAGCGAGCCTCCAAGGATGTGTTGATGCCAGGCAAACACCTTCTCCGGCCTCTCATACGTCATGCCAAGCAGGGTTCCGGTCGTGGTTGTCCCCCAAATGATGCTCTCTCGCTCCTGTTGATATGACAAGCTCGTAAACCTGTCCTCGGTGAGATGATCGGAAAGGATGGAAAGGTCTAGACCCTGGTATCTGTCGCTCTCGAACGAGTAGCCCATCTCCCGAATACGCCTACCTGCCGACTGAACGAACAGGACACGATCTGCAACCTGAAGGGCTTGGATTCCCTCTGGCGACCCGAAGTTACCATGCCTGGCAACAGCGAAGTTGGTCGGCGTGATAGGCTTGAATAGACCGTCTGCCATCCCCACAAACTCACCACCATCAGTAAGGATCAGGACACCCCTCACCTCACTCTTGATGTTGCGGATGGTGTTTACCCGGTTATCAGAGATGGTGAAGTTGAGGCCATCTGTGTCTGCGGTAGTCGATGTATCGTCAGGGCTGTTTGGCCTGAAGTTGGCAAAGTCGTTGGTGGCTGATGCCCAAAGCGTCTGCGGCGACTTAGTTGAGCCGCCGAACCATACCCTGTTCTGATGAAAGCTGACCGAGCGAGGCCAGCCCGTTGTATCGCTCCACGACCCGATCCTCCATGTGCTTACAGCCGTAGTGGTTTGGAAGTCGGCAACGACCTCTATAATCAGATCATGTGTCGGCAGTGTGGTTGTTGATTCGGTGATTGAGATTATCTTCCCATATCCCCGATGTATCTTGTCGTCGCTTCCCGCCTGCTCCAGTGCGACAAGCCTGCCAACATCTGTTGATGCAAATATGCCAACGGATGCGCGGATTGTTACTTCACCGGAGGCGACAACCAGGGGTTTGATGGTTTTATCTTCATCGGTGTTCAGATCCTCATACGGCCCATCCTTGAAGTCGTATGGAGTCCACTTCCAGTTTGCCGCTAGGTCATCGCTGCCAGCAAGTCGTTGCAGCTCATGTGGTGGGTAGTCGGGGTGGACAATGAACAGGACATCTGCCGATTGAGCGAAGTTCAGCTTTGCAAGATCATCCTCTGTGTACGATGCCGTACTGGCCGATGTATCAACCTCCATTGGATTCGACGTACCCGATTCCAAGAGTTGCCCACTGTCGCGGTATACACGGATATAGCCAGCACCGAACTCCAGCATGTAGGTCTGGGTTGTGCTGTATTGGAATGGGACGAGTCGGACTTTGCCATCACTCTTGGTGGTCGTGATGTGCTTTGTTCCCATCCTCTTCGTAACCCCACCGTGCTTGAGGACGGTGAAGTTCCTGATGGTCGCAGCACCATTCTGATACTTGTCAAGGTCTGTTCGACCAAGCAACCTGGGTGACAACTCTCCCGCCGTGAAGTTGGTCTGTATTACAGATTGTGCTGGCATGGGATTACGATGAAATCTTACGGTACGGTTCCGCACTCACGCGGGACTCTATAAACTCCATCGGCTCTAACTCGACTACGCTCTTCTCAACGGCATCAATATACTTCGCCTCGGCCATTACGTCGCGGTAGAGCTGTTCCATCCCCTGCGCCTTCTGTGCATCCCCGGTCAACGTCACAGCGACATCAGCAGCCAGGCGGTAGGCGTAGGCATAGATGAATGACGAATCAAACAGGTTGGGGTCAGTCACCTGTTTTACATACACGATCTTTGACGTACTTGCATCCGTAATCAGGTTGCCGCCCTCTACCCGGTAGTCCGTTCCCAGGGCTTCCATGCGGATCATCCTGATGAAGTCGCCGGGAAGGGCGAAGGACTTGCCCCACCCAAACAGGGGGTCGGTGGCGTTCTGCGTCAGCTCGGCGCGGCTCATGGCAAAGTTCCAGCGGTGTTCACGCAGGAGGCCGTCGCGTACATGCTCATAGACTGCGTTGATCGCCCTAGCCCGTGCGTTCTCCTCAGTAAGCAGGTTGATCGTGTCTTGTCCGAGCTTGACAAGGGCGAGGTTTGCTATGGATACATAGGTCGTTGCCATTGTGTTTCCCTAAGTATTTACGGCCTCGTATCTAGCACTTCTGTGTACCTGATTACATAACCAATGGTTCCAGCCTGTGCCGTCGCCGCCTTTACATTTATCGTCATACATAGGTGGTAGCCGCCAAGTGGTGCGTTGGCTGCGGTGTCCCCAACGAGGGTGTAAAGGGGCTTTGAGCATGTATCCAAGTTACGAGCCGCATATCTCAACTCTGTACCCGCTGTTACTTCACCCTGTAGAACCGCTGAACTAGCAGCGAACAGGTCCAAATCTTTGGCTGCGCCTGTGTTGGAAGGAAGTTCCGCTGTATTCCCACCAGTAAAGTTCGTCTTTGTCATCTTGGAATCAGCGGCAGACTTGGTGACCGTTGTGTTGCCTGCTGTACCGAGTGTTGCCTGCTCCAGCGATAGTTTCCCGATGAGCCTTGTGACGGTTATGGTTGCCGCGTGCGCGTTCCCGCCCGTGTGGTTGATTGCTGTCCTCAACTCATCTGCCAGGCCCGCCGCTGTAGATTCGCCAGATACCTGCACAACACAACTACCGCCATCTAGGTCGCCAGTAGACTTGCCACCACCATTCATAAACTTGTATGTTTTCGACAGAGCTGCGGTATTTATCAGCGTAACTGTCTCGGTGTCAACAGCAGCCGCAGTGGTGCTAATGATGTCTATGTCTGCCGTCGCCTTGCTGGACGGAATGTATAGCCCCAGATCAAATGTCAGTGTCTCGGTACTGTGTGAATCCAGCTTGTCGTTGAACAAAACGATGGATTCTATAATGGCTGAGGCGGGCAGCGCACAGAGAGTAATGAGATCCCCTGCCTGGAGCGAGGTTACAGGAACCTCTATGTTACCGGCGGCGACTTGACCAGTGCCTCCAACATAAGAAACTGGAGCAGTGGTCGTTTCACTTGCTATGAATTTCATCCAGTCTGTTTTTAGCTTCGCCATTTGGCCTTACCTCCTATGAATAAGGGGCGATCCCGCCCAACAGACGGGCAGGATGCCCCTATTCTGGGCATGAGTGGATGTCTGGTCAGTCAATCGTGTACTGGACAACGAATCCGACTGTCCCCGCAGCAGAACACACAGTCTCGACCGTCAGGCAGAGGTCGTACATAACCTGTGGGTCCGCGGTGAGCGGAGTCGCCAGGCATTCGTACAACTTCTTGCCGATAGACGCAATCGCAGCAGCAGAGGCTACTTGGGCGCGGAGTTCCGAGCCGTTTGTAACCTGCCCACTGATGTCGAAGTTATCAGCAAAGATTGTTGCGTCAGTGGCGGTGGTCCCACCTTCCGCATAGAGGCCACAATCCACGGTTCCTGAACCGCCAAGGTCATCCGACCAAATCTTGATGCTGTAGACAACCGCGTGTGCGGGGAGTCTACAAAGCCGAATGATATCCCCATCAGCGTCGATGTCAGCAGACGCTACCTCGAACGCATCAGCCATAATCCGCATCCGACCGCCAGCCTTGGCGACAGAGTTCAGAACAGGTGGTGTTGCGTCTGTATTTGTAATCAGATTGGAACTTGTTTCTGCCATTTCATTATTCTCCGAAGCCGAAGCCGTTAGGTGGGGGGTTCACCCTCCGTGTTGCTTCGTGAACTTTCTAAAAACCCCCTAGACTAAACCTCGATTTAGAGGTCATCATCAACCTGGAACTTCACGACCTTCTCTTCTTCAAGCCGTGTAGCACCAATACTCATTGAGTAATAAACATACGTTGAGAAGGCTTTGTCAGGACGCTCAGAAATGCGCGCCTTGATGTCAGCACCAATGCCAAGCTCAAGTCCCGAGGGAACCCAGGCAAAGCAGTCTCGGACGTTACTGCCGTCTGCCGTGAGGCGGTTCGAGATAATGAACTTGAATCCCATGAAGTAATCAACGTCACCATCGACCAATGCCTTGACGGTGTTGTAGTCAGCACTCGTCATATTGGTGTCAGCAAGCAGCTTTGTAATCTGCTTTGGACTGGTTACGAGGTAACGATCCTCTTCTGGGTCAATGTCATTCAACTGGAACTTTTCATTGATTGTACGCAGGACATCCAGAGTCAGGTTGACCATCGGTGATGGTGTAACAATCTGACTGGATGGGAGGGCTGTTGATGTTCCCCCAGCAACGCCAGTGCTGGCAGTCCCGCCAAGTGCCGAGATGATGACATCATCAATCGTTCGGCCCATAGCGAATGCTGCGGACTGTGCGTAAGAGCTGGTCGGATCAATCAACATGCGAACCTTGTCGGCATCATCCACCAGGTCGCCCCATTCGTAGTCGGTCAAACTGAGCCGTCTACGGGCATGTGGGGTATCGACCAGAGGTGAGTCACCGTGGCGGCTCGTTCGTTCGACAGCAGCAGTAGCACCGATCTGTTCCGTAAACTTGTTCTTTCCTACCACAGCCGAATCGACCGTGACGGAATTGCGGAGCCTGGAGCCTTTCTGCTGCACAAGGAGAGCAACATTGTTTTTATATTGCTCAACAAAGGCAGTGGTTACATTTGTGGACACGGGATATTCCCCTTAATTGGGTAAAACGAATAACAAAGGATTTTGTTCGGAATGCTCCCCGCTTCGCGGACACTCCTTCGTTTTACACCCGATAGGTGGCCGTCTTTCCGTGCATGTCACGCAGACCCGTAAGCTACCTGCGTTGGTTTTCTTATCGGCTATATACGCCGATTTCATCAGTCAACGGTGGGGTGTGCAGATTGATACAACTTTGTCATCTTCGCCAAAGCTGCCTTGTGACCCGGATGATTCTTGTCCTGGTATGCGGCCATGAACTCCATATCCATCGTTGCGTCTGCAATCTCCTGCTCTGCTTCCTCTGGTGAGAAGCGGAACGATTGATTACCACCGCCGCCGATTACTTCGTCTTGTGCGATCATTTTTCCCACCTCTGCCCATGCTTTGACCATCGCCGGGTGGTTGCCCAGGCCAGTCTCGTTCAACGCCGCCTTCAGCTCATCGCCGCCAAATCGTCCAACAGCATCCTTGGCAAGTGCGACTTTCTCATTGAACGCATCGCCAAACTCCTGCTTCAGTGAATCTACTGACTCTGTGCTGAACTGTCCGATCCTCTGGCGGTAGTCCTTGATCGCGTCTGCATTGGCGTGGGCCTGCCACCGCACGACTGCTGCAACCTGCTCCGTTGTCATGCCAACGCGGTGTGCCTCACTACAGAACTCATCGTAGCATGGACCGAACTCAACGCCCTCTGGCATGTTCTCTGTGGGCATGGTGTAGTCGGTTGCATTCTCAGGACGGCCAAGGGCGGCGTAGAACTTGTCCCACTCCTCCTTCGGGGAGTCCAGATCGGGCTTGACGAGCTTATCTCCACCCACCATCTTCTGTGCATGGATCGTGGTTTTCGCCAGGCTCTCAATGTCCTTGATGTCCTTGAGGGCGGTGTGGTTGGCGATCTCGTCTGGGAGGTTGTCTCTCCAACTGACATCTGCCTCTGTTACCGTGGTTGTGGTTGCCTCAACGACATCGGAGAGGAGCGATGGTGCTTCCTCGACCACAATCTCCTGGTCGGTCACTTCTTCGGTTGCTTCGATAGTCCCCGTCTCTTCTGCCATTGTTTTATCCTGTCTTTATCTTGTCCCAAGTATCGCGCGGAGGTGCGTCTGCGTGGAGCCAAGATTCGATCTCGTCCCTCCGCCAGCGGCAACATCGCCCCAATCGAATCGGACTCGGCATGAGGCCCTGAGCGTCAAGAGACCATACGTGGCGCGAACACACACAGAGCAGGTCCGCTGTCTCATGGACAGTCATCAGTACCAGTGGTCGCGTTGCCGCAATCGATTCTACCGTCCCTGTCTCTTCCGCCATTATGTTACCTCACATGCCCTGGTCTACCGTGATTGTAACGTGAACCCCTGTTACGAACAGGGGCAGCATACACTACTTCGAGTTCTGGTCTATGACCAGACGTACCATGATCGCTACTTCTGAAGGAAGTAACAGCATCCATTTCTGTCGTGCCATCTTGCACCATGAAGAAATCAAACACCCTCGTATTCTTTGTCCTTCTCTTGCAGAGGTTTTTGACATCTTGCGAGAACGTCGAGCCAGCAGAGCCGGGTGTGGACGATGCTGGTGAACCCTTTGTCGAATAGTCAACTCCTGCTGCGCCGCCAGCGGTTGACCAGTTATTGCCTGATGAATATATAGTCCATGTCACTTCCGACTCGTCCCACGGCTTTAGGGTTTCTCCAATGATGATGGGCTGGGCAGTAGAACCAAGGTTATTGACATACAGGGAAAGAGTGCCTGTTATTACCCGAGAACCACGGGGTATCTCGGATGCTGTCCACCTCAATAAACACTTTGCTGTCTGGGTAGAACCCCTATCGTCATAAACCGCTGCGGCAATGGTTGTTTGTGTTTCGTTATTGGTGATTGCGGCGGTGTCGAGAATCCATGTATCTTCACCGGCGGCGGCGGCGGGTTGACTTGTGTATGTAGGCATCGTTATTCCTCGTCAATCTTCAATAAGACCCGAACAAACTGGCACGACTTTCCACCGATCTCGAAATCCTTACATGCCTTGGGCCTGTCCTTGTAGTGCCTGCACCTGTTGTCATCACCCAGCCACGGACAGGGCTTGTGCTTCTTTGCTGTCCTAGTGGCTGCCAATGCCTGAATGATCTCGGTTGGCAGGTCATCAATCTCACCGGGTTCATACGGTGGCCGTCTGATATTCTGGCAACATGCTGCGCAGGAAAGACAGTCGTATTCGCGTGGCACTGGTTCACCTAGTTCGTCGGTATCCGCTTGTTGATTGAGTAGAGGTGGGTGCTGTTCTTGTCGCTCTCTTCCTGCAACCGATCCACCTGCTTCCCCAACGCAATCGTTTTCTGTTCCAGGCGGGTAACACGGTTGCCCGCACGCCACATAAAACCCATGAGAGAAAGAAATCCAACAGAGAGAATGTGTTGAAGATCAAAGAGTTCTTCCACATCACTTCTTCCGTTTCTTCTTCATCTTCTTCTTGGCTGCCGCCGCCTTCTTCTTGCCCGCCTTGGTGTACGGGTAACTTTTCTTTCCGACTTTAGGCATCAAATATCTCCATATCTATGTCATCGACATCAATCTTGGTGAGCCAACACGGGGTGTTCTTGCCCACCCAGGATGACAAGACCTTGAACTCGAAATACTCCATCGCCTCATCCTGCTCCATGCCATCCTTCACGAATATCTCAATGACCTTATCGCGGTCATATACAGCTACCGTGGGCTGACCACATCGCTGCGCATAGCCCACCAAAGCATCTTCCAGGCCAAGGGCGAATACTGCGTTCTCATTCAATTTCACAGTTCTCTCCATCACTGGAAACTTCCACATAGCCCTCAATAGCTTCTGGTAAAACTTCAGGTTCTTCATCAATCAGCCCAGCCCCGACCCTCATCTTCATAATAGCCTGCAACTGCGGGTTATCTTCGATCAACACCGCAAGCTGCTTCCTGATTTCCTCTGGAGTACGTTCCGTGCCATGATCGTGTTCCACACGAATCGTAGGCTTCCCATCAATTCTATCGGCTATCCGCTCGAAGTCCCGTCCTGGTTCCGTATCTGAGCCAGCAGGGTAGATATTGCCGTGCTTGTCCTTGATGAACCTCTGATTGTCCCTCGATGCGGAGAGTATCCTCCGAGCTGCCAGGATCTTCGCCGGGCTTTCCCTCGGGTTTGTAACAATCTTCTCGAGATCTTTGAGTTCATACTGTGGCCTCCCATTACTCCTGATGTGCAGGAGGTGGTTTACCATCACCCCAACATATTGCCTACCCCGTGGCCCAAGGTTGACCACTGGCTCGCCCTTCTTGCGTGGAATGAGGTTTTTCATCCCCTTACGGCAGTTGGGATGCTTCCCTCTCCCACCACCCGGCTTCTGTTTGCTCGTATACGTCATAATCAAGGCAATTGGGGCGGCCTGGCCCACAAAGATCACCTTCCCCTTGCACCCTTTCTCCGATTCGCACCCCGACTCACCGCCCGCAAGTTTTTTCTAGAGTTTGATCCACCCCTGGATAATGGACGCTTGTGATCCACCTCCTTCTTATTGCCCTTCTTCAACCCGAGCTTAGTACGCGCCCTGTTACGCGCAGCCCTATTCCTCTTCTGCTTCGCAGTCCCGTGGTATGAGTCGTACTCTTTACGGTAGTTTCGTGCTTTAGCCATGTCTTTATCTTATCGGCAAATGAAAAGTCGGTCATTGAGAATCGGCTGGATAATGGACGGGGGACTTTATTTATAGCCCCGGCCCCCCTATGGGGGCCCCCCCCCATCATCAATCGTTCACGTAGGGTCGGTCGTCCACACTACCGGCACAGCACGCTCCACACTCCAACAGGGGAGAAGTCCTGCAGGCTCGAGGGTAAACCCGCGCGCGTATGTACCAGGGGGCTCGAGCTACAGGCACGGGTGATGGTGTCGCATGGTGGTATACCCAGGTCAGACAGGGAAAGAGCGTATCAAACTAGGTTATT